TCTCATCTAAATTTGATCGTGCTATTTTCTTCCACGCGAAAGCTGCCGACCTAAACTGGTTAACTTCCTTCTCTTTTTTAAAAGCTAAATCGATTAGCTCTATAAGGTCGTCTCTATCGTCTAAGTTAATAGTCTGTATCTGTTCAAACGTTAAACGGTTTTCTTTGCTTATATGATCCGCTATAAGTTTGTTACGCTGTTGTAGTTTTTTAAGTAGTCGTATCATGCTCCTAAATCAAATATGTTTACCTGGTTAACATTCTTTTTTCTTTCTATACCTAGATAGGTTTCAAATATTGTGCGCCCTGCTTCGTAGTCTACTAAGTTGCGGGCTATTTTATCCACTCTCTGAGTACCTTTATAATTTCTAAAATCGTAATCATGAAAACGGCTTAAATCATCAACTTTTGAATGTATAAAGTTATTCGCTTTTCGCCCATTTAAATCACTTGGTAAATTAAAGTTTGTCCAATAAAGATGTCTATCTCGTTTTTTAGCTTCAATTAATGGTTTATAGTAAGGAATTACATTTTCAACCACATAAGCCCCTTTATAGAAATTTTGTAAAAATATAATTTCTTGATAAAGTTTCATGTCCGGATAAGTTGCTTTTGATTTGCGTTCCCCTTCTCCTGTGTTTGTTTTTCTCATTCTGCTGTGAGTAGGGCATGGCGGACTAGACCATATAAAATCAAAATCTTTATAATGGTCTAGCAAATATTGGTGTGCATCCGCAACTATTACGGTATCATTCGTAAAGCGTTCTTGGTAAAGTTTAGCAAGTTCCTCATCTAATTCTACCGCAGTAACTTCTAGTTTTAAATTAGCTTGTTCTGATACTTCATCCCATTTGTAACGGTTACCCCCTAGGCAAGCGTATAAGTTTAGTGCTTTTATTTTTTTCATAATTAAAAAGGCATTTCTTCATCAAAGTTAGTATTAAAAGGTAAAGGTTTCGGCTCGTGGTTGGATTCTAAAAAAGTATGCTCCTTCCCCCGATTCGCGTAAACTCTTTGTCCTTGCTCGTCTTCAAAATAATATTGGTATCTAGCAGTATCTAAGTTCATAATATATTTTCCATTCTCGCTCGTTCCTTTCGGCTTGCTCTTTGCTATCCTTAAAATAGTTTCGTTCTTTCCGTAGGCTCTGTTATTACCGTCAGATAATCCGTAAGGAGGTCTCCAAGGTATAAGCATAGTATTTCCTTTTCTAAACCATGTTTGCCCTCCTGCGAACTCTCTAGCGTGAGGGGCTGGATAATAAGTTATTCCGCCTTGACTTACTAAAGCTTGGTCTCTTACGTGAGTTAAGATGAAGTGATGTCGTTTAGTAGTTCGTGCGTTCTTACGAATCCATCCAAGCATACGACTCAAATACTTATCTTCTCGTCCGAGGTCTTCATGGTTAAATTCTTCTTTAAGTTCGTTCCAAGGATCAACCAAAGTAGTATGAATCTTTAACCCTGTATTATCTTCGATCTTATTTACTAACTCATAAAACTCTGTAGAGGTTATATCTTCGTCCTCTGTGTCTACTATTACAAAATGGCTGTTTACAAAGTTCTCGGCTATTAATCTTTCGCGCTCATCCATTTGCCACTTGGACTTTATGTAAGGTTTACCAATGTACTTGTGGCATAGTTCGGCAAAAATATCTTCCGCACTCCCAGTCTCTGGAGTAAAGATAGCATGATTTAAACCATGCAAACAACTTAGATTAATTTGAAACTCTAATATCAATTCTGTTTTACCCGTTGCTGGTGCTGCTGCCATGTAAGTTGTAGAACCTAAGATAACGGTATAAGGTAGTATATCCCATTCCCATCCTACAGAGTACCCTCGTTGCCTTCCATTCTCGCGGAGTCTATTAAGGTCTTGCGCTACGTCTTCTAGTCTTTTATACATAGTTCTCTAGTTTACTGGGTCGGGGAATGAAGCAATTAAATTACCTTTAGCCTCGTTGCCATATTTATCTAACGTGGTTGCCCTACTAAAAAATTCAGGTGTTAAGTGTTGACAACCGTTATCTTTATGGTATTGAAGATTAGAAGCGTTAATAACTGCGTTTAAAATATCTTGTTTCGTGTATCCGTCTTTTAACCTCGATTCGTATTTACGTTTAATATCTTTATTTATGGTTTTAAACTTTCTGCCAGTTTTTTGATTAATGAAAGAAAGCAATTTTACGAAGTCAAGTTTAACGTATTGTTCTTTCTCTTCCCCTTTCTCTTCCCCTTGTACCGAACCCCCTTGGCTACCCCCCTTATTAACCCCCTTGCTAAGGGTAGTTTTTGTTTTGTTTTCCCAGCCTTCAACTTGTTGGTTTATAACTTGTTGCTGTGAGATATACGCAAATTTAGCCATACCAGTTAAATTAGGCTCTTCTCCGTGAAACTGTTTATTAAGTAACGCCTTGATAAAATCTAACTTTTCCTTATCGTTAGGCAGCTCCTCGAATACTTCAAAAAATGATAGGTAGAAATTAAACGCCTTTCTTTGGCTCATGATATACGATTTTTAAATTAACACGATTAAATAAAAAAGAGAGGAAAGGAATCGTGCAAACCTTTTACGAGTTGATCGGCTCAACCTCTCGGTAAATATAATAAAAAAAGCCATACAGTTGCCGTGCTGTAAGATCGCAAATAAATATGCTAAATTTAAACACTTTTTAAATTTATCTATTTACGTCTACTCCTTTGGTTGGCTTTTTATTTTTTTTAGAATATCTCTTTTTGTAAGTATTTTTCATCCTCAAAACGGTTATTAGCAAGTTCTAAATTAATTTTAGCCTGCTTAAAATAACTATCTTTTAACTCGATACCGATAGCTTTACGACCTAAACTAACAGGGCTATAAACTTCCGATCCTACACCCATGAAAGGCGTCAAAACTACCTCTCCTTTATTACTATACATTTCTACAAGTCTATCGATAACATCTAATTGTAAAGGGTGTACGTGCTTTTCGTCGTCCTCTTCTCGGCTATCTCTAAATGGTAGTACATTATCAATTCTAATATCATCCCAAACAGAACTAGCGTAACGCTGCCAAATATAATGACTAAGTTTATTTGTCTTAGGGTCTTCATGATTTTTAAACTCCCTATTTAAATGATCCCACAACTCCTCCTCGTTAAAATCAGTTTTATTAGCATTGTTATAAGCCCTTTTTATATTGGGTAAAACTGGTATCTCTCCAAAGTATCTAGTAAGTCCGTTAGGGTGTGTTACTGGTACTTCGTTTTCTCCTTTTTTAGTGAAAATTAAAACATAGTCAGGCATAGCGGTAAAACACTTTGTAGAGTCTTCTACTATAAATTTATGCATCAAACTTCTAACCATTGTACGCATACGAACCTTTAAAGGTTCCTTCCAAATTGTTATTCTGTTTCTGTACTGAAATCCGTATTTTTCATGCAACTTAATTATCTCTGCTGGGAAATCCCATAACCTACAGTCGTTGTCATGTACATCTGTACAATGAACTGCTGTAATGCGTCCTGGTTTCGTTACTCTAGCCATTTCTTTTATTAGATACTCGTACTGATCTAAAAATTGTTCTTTACTCTCACAGTTACTAAAGTCCATATCACTACTAGAATAGTTGTAAAGCCCTGCGAAAGGCGGAGAATAAATTGATAAATCGATAGAATTATCTTCTAAAGTTGGAAGTACTGCCATACAATCACTATTGTAAATTGCATAATCTTCTGTTACTTGTTGTTGTTTTACTTTGTTCATAGTTATCTGTTTTTATTTATTTCTATTTTTTTGTTTAATTCTAATTCAATATCGAATCCAAAGTGTTTAGCGGTATTCAAGCAGGTTAAAACTATATCAGCCAACTCTTCTTTAATTTCTTTTAATGTACCTAATTGTGTTGCTTCGATAAATTCTTGTACTTCTTCTTCTATCTTCATTATAAAAGCATCCATACTCGTATGTGGGCTTATCAATCCTCGATTAACAATAGACTGATAATTTTCTTCTATTAACTTTTTCATAAAAAACTAGGTTTTATTATTTCTTTATTAAATTGTCTTTTATCTTCTATAAAAACCTCATTAACATTCTTTACCAGGTTTTCGTAAAGTTGTATAGCTTTTTCTGTTTTTTGCTCCAAAGCTTTTATAACTCTTTTTTGACCGCTAGAAGTAACCATATCTATAGTAACTTCGTTTTTCTGTCCAAACCTCCAAAACCTACGGATAGCTTGATAGTATTGCTCATAAGAGTAAGTAGGGAAAAATACAGAATGGTTACAATGTTGCCAATTTAAACCCATTCCAGTCATCTTAGCTTTAGTTATTATTCTTTTTATTTCACCATTAGCAAATTTTAAAAGTATATCCTCCTTTTTATCTATTGACATACTACCTTTAATCTCTACAGCCTCATTGTCTAGTTCGTTTATTAACGCACTCTCATCGTTTAAATTAACCCAATAAACAGAAGTCTTACCCGCTGCTAGTTCTACGGCTTTTTTACATCTGTCTTCTATCGTCATTCTTTGCTCATGCTTAATCTCTTGGAAAGTCTTAGCCTCTTTAACAAACATTCCAACTTGACCATCATGCTCTAATACAGAAGTGTTTTGTATTACGTGTTTATTTATTTCCAATTTAGGTAGGTTATATCTTTCATTAGAATATCCTAAGTCACTGGGCATTTTTACCATAATAGACCATTGGTTTACCCATGCAAAAAAATCTTTTTCAGCGTGTGGCTTTAGGTAATACTTTTCCCCTATATTCCTTTTTTGTTTTGCTACTGAACTGTTGTTGTTTTTAAAGAACTTACCTAACATATCCATATACCCCATATACCCTAATACCTCACTAGATGTGCCTAGTTCTATAAAGTCATTTGGAGATGGAGTTGCAGTGCTTAAAAACCTATACTTTATCTTTTTCATAAATGCGGTAACTTGACCTTTTATCTTACCGTCAAAGTTTTTAAGTATTGAACTCTCATCTAGAATAACTCCAGAAAAATCTACTGAATTAAAATGATGCAATCTTTCATAATTACATACAACTATATCCGAGTTAAAAGTTCCATCTTTTGAATATTCAATACTATCAACTCCTATCTTTTCAGCCTCGATAATAAATTGAAAAGCTACAGCTAAAGGAGTTAGTATTAACACCTTTCCATTTGTTTCGTTTACTACATTTTGAGCGATAGATAATTGAATCAAAGTCTTACCTAATCCAGTATCAGCAAATACCGCTATCCTACCTTTTCTAACTGCTTTTTGTATTATCTCTTTTTGAAAATCAAAAGCTATTTCAGGATAAAAATTAGGCTCGAAACCAAACTCTCCAATAAGATGCTGTTTACTTTTTAAAAATTCTTCGTATCTCATAATTTAAAATAATAAAGCCCGACAAATCCAGCAAGGTCTCATGTTACTTTCATTATCAGGCTTATTAATAATTCCTTTGCTACCTATGTTTGAGACCGTAGCTTTAACAAATATACAAATTATTTTTCAATAAATTCATTTTTATACAATTCTAATACAAAAATAGTTTTATCAATATCCTCTAAAAAGTTGCCCTTTTTTCTGCATCTAACTATTCGCTTGATAGCGTCAAACTCCCAGGCGTTTAGATTGTGATCTTCTGCAAATTTGTAAAGACTTCCTTTTTCGTTGTTGTAGTGGTTAGGCTTCTTCATCAATAACTCGGTTAAAAGCGTTAATTATTTCTAGGCTTAGATTGTGCGCTCGTTCGTCTATCACATTTTGTACTTCTTCAAAAGTCTCTGGATCGGTTTGATAGGTTTTATCTATCTCGTTATGTATCTTTTTAGTTAAAAACTTTTGATAGCGTTTAGTTTCTCTTTTAAACTCTCTTACAAAAGCGTTAGATACTTCTAGTTCGTCTAGCACATCGTTTAAACTGCTTGCTAGGAATAAAGCGGATAGAATTTTAGTTTCTTCTTTCATGTTGTTTTATTTAATAATTCAGGATTTTCATAGATGTTGCCGATTACTTCTAAGTTGGTAAGTTGTATTAATAAATTACCACCTTTTTGAATACTTCCGTCTTTTTTAATTCTATGAGCGGTAAAAGATCCTGGTTGATAAAATACTATAAACTTCTTTGATGGAATGTAAGAAACAATATCTCCCTCGTAAATTTCTACACCGTTTTTGTCTTTTAGTTCTGTGTATTGCATTAAAGTGTAATGTTCTAAATCAAATGCTAAAAAACCGATTTTTTTAACTCTCCACCATGTATGAATCATTTTACTTATTGAATCGTAAACCCTGAATTTTATTTCTCTTTTCATAGTACTTTTACATTATTGTTATAAATTGCATTCTCTAAATAGTGTCTTTGCTTGTCAAACGTCATTATCTCAACAGTTAACCGACCTAATAAACAAACTTCGTTAATTGGCTTGTTTAGTTTCTTCGAGTAGTAAAGATGGAGAAACGTTACCATGCTTAAATTCTCGTCATTCTCTCGGTTAAATTTTCGTCTTAGCGATTCTAAGCGCATTAAAATAATCGTCTTAGGGCTTTGTATAGATTTGCCTTTGTCGCCCTCTGGTAGTTGTTTAAATAGTGTTCTCATACTGTTCCTTTATGAATATTGATTAATATAGCTTTATCCTTTTCTAGTTCGATCATGTATTTTTTTATACGATCTACAGCTTTACTCCCTTCTTTAAGTCCTTTTTCGCTAGACCTTGTGTAGTTATGGTATTTTATAACGTGTTCGTAAGTCTTTCTAAGGCTTTCTATCTCTCGTTCTATTAGTTGTATTCCTCTAGTCATAGTTTGATTTTTTAATAGCCAGCGAGCATACCCCTCTAACCCGCTGGCATCTTTAACAGTTAATCGCTAAAGTGTTTTAGAATGG